GCAGTCACTATGTAACAACCCCAAAGCGCACCGTACCTCGTATTGAGGATTTCGCGCAGTGGGGGGACCCCGGCCCGAAGGAGCGGGAAGGCCGGGGTTCCGGGGGGTACCCGGGGTGAAACTCAGAGGGACCTCTCACGAGAGCTTCTCGCGAATCCCGCGTGGGAACGCGGAGATGACGTCAGAGGGGTCGTCAGAGATGCACGGCCTGGCCATGCACCACACGCCCCACTCGTCGAACGCGATCGGCGCTTCAATGGAGGCAGCGGCGAGGTCGCGCTGAAGAGCGCCAGGCAAAGCGACGGTCTCCTTGGGCCCGAAGCACTCCCGCAGGCGACCGACGGTCACCTTACTTTGGTACTTGAGCCCGGTGAGCTCCGCGTAGTGCCAGCTCAACTGCACTTCTCTAGCCAGCTCTTCGGTCTCAGAGCTGCCGCGGGAACCGCGGCAAGCCTGATCCCACCAGTCAGCAGCATAGCCGGAGTAGGCGGCGCACATGGGGTCGCACCGCCCGCGGAACATGTCCGCCCTCGCCATGAAGGCCAGTGATATCTGAGCGCACGAGGCCGGAGAAGCCCCAGAAAGCGCCGCAGACGTACCGACCGCAGAGGTCACGATGCCCCGGCAGATGTCAGGCACCCACGCCCCGGCGACTGTGAAGCCGTCCTTGAGGAGCATGTGTGCACCGACGAACTCGGCGCGACCATTGCGGCGGACCACCAGCTTGGGAGAGAAGCCAAAAGACTCCAATCCCCGGCGAATGTCCGACCATTGCGTGAGGGCGGCATCCTCCAAGTCGCACGTGTCTGGCTTCCCAGCGAGAGCCGGGTTGCCTGCTGTGTGCGCCATGAAGTCGTCGCCCTCCCCCCACGGTCGCCAGTAGAAGCGGTGTGCTTTCCCTGGCGTCGCCGCCTCGAAAACCCATGTCTGAGGCAGGTCAGCGTCCGTGGCCGGGCGTTTGCCCGTGGCCATGTCAACTAGCCTGCGCCACAGGTCTCTGCCGCGGCGAAGGGAGACAACCGACATCACAACCATGTTGTGGAAACGGTTGCCCCAGCTCGTCTGCCCGTCGCCGGAGAGGCGGGCACGCAGGTACATGACCAAACGCCAATTGGCCTTCTTGAACTGCGAGTGGTCGAGCTTCACCTTAGGCACGAAGGTGACCTTCGTAGAGCCATTCAGTGTGCGCTCGACCATCTGCTGGTGCAGCTCACAGATAGCCTTTGGCATGAGGTCGGCCACGTGGCGGATGATGTCCCGCTCTATGGCCAGTACACCCAGTTCGACTTCGTCGAATCCATCAACACGCCAATGGTAGGCGTTTCCAACCTGCTCCGACGAGAACTGCAGCGATTGCGTCCACTCATAAGTCGAGTGATCACACTCCACGACCCGGAACGAGTCCAGGGGGAGGCTGAGCCCTTTGGCGCCGGCACAGGTGGCCGTGATGGAGTCAAGGACCGCGGCCTTCGGGCGATGCTTAATGTTGATGACATGGTCCAAGTGGTCTAGGCCATGTTCAATCACCTTAAGCACCTGGGCACTCGACACGAAGGACTGGAGTCCTGCGTCGCAGATGCCCCGCGGAGCCTTGCCCGGGTTCGAAGTGGCTTCCCGTTTGATCATCAGAGGGACCTTGTCGGGCAACTGGTACCCAGCCTGGATCTCTGTGATCATGTCCCGGGCCTTGGCCTCGGACAGCTTCGGGTCGAACAGCTGGTCAAGCGTGCCAAGTTCGAGGGTCCACTGAAGGACACGCTCGGCTGTGAACCATTCGGTCCGCAGCAAGGCAAGGATCCGTCGGACCTCGCCCTTATGGTCTGCGCTTGGGTTGTAGCGGTTCTTCCGCGCTTCTGCCCGTGGCCCTCCGATGCGGTCACGAATGACGGACACAAGGTTGCGTTCGTCGTTGGGATCGTAGACGCATGGAGTACCCAGGATCGGTGCGATGCGGTGAGCGATGTCTGCGTCTGTGAACTCATGCCGCCCGTCAGCTGAGAGCTGAGGTGGTCCCGCAGAGGGGAGCCGCTGCGGCAGGTCAAGACCGACGATGCCCACTGCCTCTCCATCCGAGTTGCCGAGCACGACAGCACGCGCCGGAACGATGCCACCGTTGGCATCGATGTCGGCGTCGCGCAGTGTGGCTGCGGTGACTGCGGGTGGCGGCACCTTGGGACTGCCATCTTCGACTGCGAGAGCTGTCTGACCCTGGTCCGAGCGGCGCCAAAGGGAGGCGCAGCTCGCGTGGTCGTGGAGGTAGCGATGCGTGACGATCCAGAGAACGTCTCGCAACCTGCCGTCCGGCAGCCCTGCCACCCAGCGAGGCAGCGCGACAGATGGGAAGGCCTGGAGTCGCGTGATGGCAGGCATGAAGTGAAGAAGGGCCTCCAGCCTTGGAGTCCAACCCCCATTGTCTCTGGCGTACGCCTCGACGGCATTCGTCCATCCGACATGGTAGTTCTTCTTCTCGTGCCCGCGCTTCAGCTGTCCCATGGCCACCCAAACGTCGTACAACACGCTGGGGAAGAAAAACGTGAGCGGCACGATATCGCCCGCCGTAAGCCCCCGGAAGTTGGGATGGCAGCGGCGGCAACGCGATGGCACCAACACGTGAGCGGTGTGCGCTACAGTGACAGGCTCGGCAAGGGCCCGGATCAGCCATCCGGAGCAGCCGAGGCAAAAGGACTGCACATACTCTTCCTCGTCCATCACTATCCCGCTGCCAATGCGCGACACCCCCATCTCGGGGTAACAGACAACCTCGTCAAAAGGACGGGCCAACCTGCGTCGTGCAGCAGCTGCGAGCAGCGACAGGCCGGTGGCTGTTGAGTGTGAACAGCCAACCAGGGCGTCCGATGCGACTGTTGCGCCGCGGACGATGGGGGAGGTGAAATCAGCCACAACCTCCTCGACGAGTTCGTCTCGGAAGTCGTCCTGCAGGGCAGCAAGGGCGCCGCCCAGCACTGTGGCAATGAGGTCTGCCACGCCGTGTAGCTCGGAGAAGCTGGGGAAACGCGCAAGCCACGGAACCTGCGCGCGGGGGGTACTGCTCCTTTCCTGCTGCTGCGCGCCTGTCTCCAGACGCGCCGGCCTAGGCGTCGAAACACCTGCGGGCCCAGTGGCGAACATGATTGGGTCAGAGAAGGGGTTGAAGATCATGGCCGATTTTGGTCCTCCCGAGGGGCCTGAACCCACTGCCTGCCCGATGCGGACGGGTTATTCGCCGAAGCGTCACCCTACAGGTCTGGGGCGCCACGCGTACTGAGGCGAGGTCAGCACCGTGGAGTGGTGAAACGTGGCGGGCCCCTGCATGCATGAGGTTGGGGAGGGGAGCGAACGTCGCACGCTGCTCTACCCTCCTTACCCAACATACACACGAGAAGTGCTGTGGCAAAAGGCCTGCGGGGGAAGAGACCCGCGCTCACTTTGGAGCGGAAACA